TTCAAATTCTTCCACGCTTGTGGGTTCGTTACCTATACCAAACATTTGGGTTAAATCAAAAATTTCATAATTACTGAACGGCGATGTGTCTAATTTCTGGTTACCATCAGAATCAGTCACAAGGCGAAATACTCCGAAATCACCGCCATCGCTATGTTCACCTAATGGGCTAGTAATCCATGATATTTTTCCACTACCAGCAGTTATATCCTTAACTATCTGCCTATTAGTCCCTGCCGTATATTTAGCCGCTCTGAAATATAAATATACCTTTGTATTTTCTGAAACGCTATAGTCTACTCGAAGTAAATAGTTATGCGATTTAAAAATCGATTTGCAGTTAAGTGTGCTTCCGCCAACATAGCCAAATTTTTTATACAACTGATTCCAAACAATTGACCTACCGCCCACAGACTTCACGCTCATCAGCCTACTCCCTGTAGGAATAGTCTTGGCATACGCCGAGCTACTATCAGTTTCAAACTTATGAGTGATACCCTGACCTATGGAATACAGTGCGTCCACACGCCTTTGCAGTTCCTTGTCCGTCAGCTTTACGTTAGCTATTTCAGCTGTATTCTCGGCAATCTGTGCAACTGCCGTAACATAATCTTCAGGCAAACTATCAGCCACCGCCTGTGCTTTCTGGGCGGCAGTCTCAGCTGATGTTCTATCCTCAGCAACCTTAGTGGCGTTTTCTGCCACTGTAGCCTTGTCGGCTGTCACCTTCGTTGCCATATCCTGCACCGCCTGTCTGTCTGCCGCAGTGCTGTCAGCATTGGTCTTTGCGGCCTTTGCATAACCTGCCGTTATGGTCTTATCAGCCTCAGTTTGCTGTGCTGCCGTTGACGCCTGCGCTGCGGATATTTTAGCGTTATTCTGTGATGTGACCGCCTGCTGACGTGCGTTTTCTGCACCCTGCCTTGCGGTTTCTGACTGTGCTGCGGACGTTTCAGCCGCTGTCTTTGCGGTTTCAGCACGGCTTGCCGCCTGTTCTGCGGTATCTGCTGATTTCTCTGCGTCTGTAGCTGATTTCTCAGCGATTTCTGCCGCTGTAGTCGCCGTTTCTGCGGCGGTGACGGCTGTCTGCATATCTGCGTGCGCCTGTCTGCCTATGGCGTCTATGCGGTCTAGTGCGTCCATAGCCACATCAGGTGACGGCACGGCATTATCACCGATAGTTGCACCTATTCTCAGGCGGAAAATGCGTGATTTTTTTACTAGGATATATTCCTGCCCTGACAGTTTTTTAGCCGCTATCTGACACGATACTGTCTGCGCTGACCGCAAGATATCAGCAGTAGGCGTCCATGTGCCGCCTGTGATATCGACCTCATATGTCACGCCGTCGCCGTAGTCTATCGTCATTACATAGCGGTCTGCGCCGTCTATCTCCATGCCCTCGACAGACACGGGTCTAGCATTTGTTTCACCGACGTAGCCCAAAAGGGCTGTTGATGTCATCGCATTGTAATTTTCGTCTAGTCTGATTACCATTTCTGCACCCCCTATACGATTGCTATGTAGTCTATGCTGTACGTTCCTGCAGGAACGTTGACAGTGGTTGCGCCATTGCTAGGACCCATGCAGATCACTGCGAAATATGCACCTTTGTATACCTGCACATGGGTGCAGTAGTTCTGAAATGGGCTAGGCGTGCCGATATCCCTCAGTGACACGCATATCTGCTTCGGCACAAAATCCAAATTCAGCGGTATCTGCACAATTGAAGTTGCCTTTTCCAGTGTGTATTCAATCGTACCGCTTTTGATTTTATTCTGGTTTAGGTCATTTACTGCCTGTTCTGTTGCCGTTAGTGCGTCAACCAACGCCTGACGAACGTCACGACCGTAAAATGCGTTTCGGACAGTTTCGATTGCCGTTGTCAAATCAACATTATTTGCCATTTTATCCCTCCTAGTCTAGTGTGTGGTTCTTCGTTGTCACGCTGTTACACATAATATCACCTGTTTTGCCGTAGCACTGTATTGCGATTTTTTCGTTTTCGTTGTACAGATACATTGCCCTATTATTGGTATCAACTGTAAATACCTTTTTGCCGTTGTCTGTATATGTTGATATGCTACCGCTGTTTGTGTCTAGTGAAAATTTTAATTCATCATTCCAATAGCCCGACATAGCACCAGCCTGCAGGACGATATGGCCGCCAATTGTGCTGTTATCAATGCGTATCTCCAACGGACTGACTTTCAACGTCCACTCGTTGTGTGACAGCTGAATTGCACTGGTATTTTGGCTGGACGTTTGAATGTTAATGCTTCCGCCTGTGATAGTCGCTGATTTCGACGACAGCTTGTTAGCGACCACGTTTCCACTTTCGTCCACCTTGAACGTTCCGCTGCCATTGTTGATTTTCAACCCTGTCAGGGTCAGGGCAGTTATAAAACTAGCCACCAAATTTCCGTCGATAGTCCACGCATTTGTGTACGGTCCGTTTTTCGCAGAACCGCCGTCCGACGATTTCCAAAAACCTAGCCCATTTTTGTTTAACTGAATACAGGATTTGCAAGTGTTTATATCAGCCGTGTCCATAATCAAAATGCGTTCTGGCTTTTCGGAAGGGTCAAGAATGACGTGTCCGCCCTCTGCACCTGTTATCAACTTTGTGGCATTTTCGATTTTGCTGTCTATCACCTGACGATTTCTGAATTCACTATCATCAATAGCAGTCTGCAGGCTCTTGGTTTTTGCTGTCATGAACCCCGTCATGGTTTCAAATTTGTCACCGAATGTCAGCTCGGATTGTTCAGGGCTGTCAAGGTTTATAGTAATGCCGATTATGCGCAAATCTTCATCAATCCCCATAAGAGGGTTGACAACACGATACCAGCACCCTAGCTCAAACTGTTCAAAATTCATGTCAATTGTTGACAAATCAACCGCAGTTATTTTATACTGCTTTTTGGCTTTGTTTGCACTTTTCAGGTATGCTGTAGCTTTTGTTTTCAAAACTGACGCCTGCGTTACGTCGTCCCACGTCTGTGTACCGCTGATAACGCCATACTTAGCGACCAACGCACTATCTTCAATATAGTCTTTACCGCCGTTTACACTGCCAATCGTCAACCTTTTCTCGCTGTCGGTCAGCTTTGCGCCCAACGGATATAGCCGTGTAATAACGCTCGTTTCGTCAACTTCACGGCTGATAGTTTTGAGATTTACTGCCAGTTCTATTTTTGTGTCTGTGCCGTGTCCGATATGTTCCAGATAGTCTATGTACACTTTTCCGCCTTGGTCTCTCAGCTGAATTTCACCGCCGAATTTTCCGACCAATTGTTCAGATATAGCGTCCATAGTCGATACCCAGTTGACAGAATACGTGTAGTTATTTTCGCCCGTCACAGTGACCTGTCCGACCGATATGTGTTTGTCATCGCCGACCTGCGTATTGTGTTTGGAAATGAATGACGCTAGCACTGTCCGAATGCCTACCATTTTGTATTCAACATACGGCTGAACACTGTCATATAGCCAGCCTAAACGCCCTTCGCAGGTGACAGTTTTACAAATCAGACCTTGCTCGTTCATGCTGTCAGGGCATTTCAGCACACGTCCGATAAAAACATCTTTGCCTGTGCTATCGTCCGTGACAGTGACCGACGTTGTCAGTGGTTTCAGTTTGTTATATCCTGCATTGTCGGGGTATATGGTAAACGTGAAACTGTCAACGGCATTGACAGCCTTGACGACTTTTCCACCTGAAATGCGGTCAAGGTTATCACTATGTATCGTGGTTTTTTCAGCACCATTTGTGATAGTGACAGTGTGCATTTATAACACCTCCTCATGCAGATCCAGTATAAGCGACCCAAAGCCATATGCTGACAAAGTATTCAACCCAGGCTGTAAAATCAGTTCGTCCATATCGAATGGCTTTTCTGTCGGTCTGTATACCTTTTCAGAAATATCAATGCCGTTATTCTGAAAATGCGTAAATCCCACTTTGTCGGTATCATCAGCAGACCGCCTATATATCAGACGTGGTTTTATCGGCACGTCCGAATACAAAAAGATTTTTAAGGTTGCAGGAGGGGCGTATCGTGTCTGCTTGACCGCCGTCAATGTCATATCTGTCAAATTCAGATAGTCATTTTCAAAACTGAAATTGTCAAAGCCCTTGTCTGAAAAATCGTCAGATATCTTATACGGCTGTGCTTTGAAAGTTGCCGTTACCTCAACATGATAACCTTTTTCACTTTCAGTACAACTAATTGCTCTTGCCTTATAGTGGTAAATTTCGGCATCGTCATATAAATCACATTCCCCAGCCGACAAAATCCAGTTTTCAAAATCTGCCACTGTTTTCCGCAGGGCGGTTTTTGGACAGTCCATAAACACGAATTTGTATGTCAGTGTTCGTGTATCATAGGTAGGTTTACCGCCATTCTGATATGTGAAACATATGTCGCCATTGCGGTATGGTATAGTAGCCGATATATCCCTGATACTTGGCGGCGGCGTACTGCGTGATGTCAGCAACGCTCCAAAATCGGTATAGGAATTTTTGCCATTTATCGTTATACTAGACATTGTCAGCCACCCTCCTAGCATTTAGATTGATTTTTTCAGCCATAGCAACGTCCATGTATGGCGCTGTCACTGTGGCAAAACGTTTTCCGTCAATGTTCATAACCACTGTCAGATCACCGCTCTTGCCGTGCTGTGTGGTGCTGTCGGTTTCGGTTGATATCTTGTCAGTCGTTTTTCTTGTGGTTTGCCTGCCTATCATGACAGGATCCATTTCAGCCGATACACCTGCAACGCTGTCAACGATAGCCTGTGCCTCGTTCACTGGTTCGTCTGCTGTATCTTCCATACCGACCGCAATACCAGACGGCAGATACTGACCGACCTTTTTTGCCATAACCCTTGACGGGGAATGAATGTCAAAAAAATCGCAAAATCCGTCTATAATGGCACTACCAACATCTTCAACAACGCTCCAAATTCCACTGACCGCAGAAACCAAGCCGTTCAAAATGCCTTTGAGGATATTTGCACCCAAATCCAGCCAATCAACGTCCTTGAAACCGTCTATGATAGCACTAATTATCTCAGGCAGTGCGTCTATGATATCAGGAATTGCAGTCGGCAAACCTTTTGCCAATGCCACTATCAACTCCATGCCTGCCTTGACCAGCGCAGGCAGATTTTCTGTCAGTGAATCTGTTATAACAGGTATCAACGCAATAATTGCGTCTATCAAATCGGGCGTGCATTTAGTCAGACCTGTTATCAATCCTGTTAGTAATTGGAAACCGCCCTCGATGATCGCAGGAAGATTTTCAATCAGCGTGTCAGTTATTTGTTTTATCAAATCAGGTAACATCGGCATTAACTGTCCGATAACGTCATTTAGTCCGTCAATCAGACCTAAAAACAGCGTGATCGCACCCTGCACCAGTTCAGGCACTAGCGTAGGAATAGTTGAAACCAACGCATTTATCAGCCCGAAAAAGCCGTTAAGCAGTGACGGCAGAATTGAATTGATTAGTGACGGCGCAGATTGTGCCAGCGATTGAATGATAGATGTTAAAACTGTGGTTGACGCTGTGATTAGTGTAGGTGCGTTTTCGGCTAGCGTTTCTGACGCAGAACCGAATAGTCCAGATATAACGATAGGAATTTGTTCGGTCAAGCCGTCAAGACCGCCACTGTCATATGCGTCTAGCAAACTAGAAACGCCGTCAAACAGTTTGGTGAAACCGCCCGACAATTTCTGAACAGCTGGCAACGATTTTGTCAGAAAATCTGCCGCCATTCCCTTTGCGCCAGCCATAACAGGCGTGAACGCAGTTCCCAAAGACGCAAGGGCGTCCTGCAATTCAAAACTAGCACGTTCATAATCCAGCGTTGATTTATTTGCAGATTGGTATTCGTCGTTGATCTCCGACAGACCCGAATTTGCCAGCCAGTCTAGGGCATACTGCTGACGTTCTGCTTCTGACGTGCAGTTCTGTAGACCTGCATTAAAATCATCAACGCTATCGCCCATGCGCCCGATAAGTTCTGAAAACTGGCCTGTCGCAGCACCTGTGGCAAGGGTTTCCTGCAAGCTGTCTGAAAGGCTCTCGATTTTCAAGGTGTCAGGAAATTTTTCAACCGCTCCGCTGAGTGCATTTATAGCAGGCGTCATTTGTTCATCACTGAAACCGACAGCCATAAGGTTTGATAACGCTTCAATACTTGAATCGGACTCGCCTGTGATAGCCACCAAATCTTGCATTTTTGATTTTATGAAATCAAAATTGTTGCCGCTGGTTTCGGCGTTTGTTTTCAATTTGGTCATATCACTGTTCCATTCACGGCTAGTTTCGACGTTTGCCGCAAGTGCCGTTGTTACAGCTGCAAGACCAACACCTATGGTCTGTGTGTATTTCTTGAACCCGTCAGCCGCCTTGCCTATCATGGCTGTGTCTATTTTGCCCAGCGTTGCCGTGAACTTTACGGCTTTGCTTGTCGCACCGCCTATGACAGAACCGACTTTTTCAACTTTTTTTATGACAGGCTCGACCTTGTCTTTGGCTTCTTTGAATGCCGTGCCGATGACGTGAATGTTTTTCTTTTCGTCTTTTAGACTTGACAGCTTCGACTTCGTTGTTTCCAACTCACGTTGAAACGCACGATACTGTCCTGCGTCTATCTCGCCCTTTTTATATTGTGCTGTGACCTGCGATTGTGCTTCTTTCAGCACGTCCAACTTTGACTTTGTTTCCTTGATACTGTCTTTCAACAGGTCTTGTTTTTGCTTGACCAGTGTGACGTTATTCGGGTCTAGCTTCAGGGCTTTATCGACCGCTTTCAGCTCGTTCTCCAGCTCACGGCTTTTCTTGTTTGTTTCTTTCAGCGCCTTGTCAAGACCTGTGGTGTCACCGCCTATCTTGATAGTAATGCCCTTTATGCTACTTTTTGCCACCTATCATTACCCCCTTTCCGAAATTCTCTCGCAAAGCCTGTCGGTCAGGCTTCGTCAAGGTCAGCCTATATGCGTTGTCTAGGTATTCTTGACCGCTCTCTGTCTGCCTGAGCCGTGCGATAAAAGCGTCACGACGTATCAGTAAATAGTCATAGTAGTCCATATCATCAACGTCATATAGGGATATACCCATATAGTCCGCAACTAACTTTTCCCACGTTGAGGAAATTTCATATTTCTCCCCCTCTCTATCTTGCGGTGGATAGTAGGGGAGTGCTAGTTTTTTGAATTTTTGATTTCTAGCAGATAGTCGATATATGTGCGGTAGAACATCTGAATGTCATAGATATCCCAATCAGCCAGTGTTTCAGCCGTTATCGGTATCTTTGCGATGTTGTGTGACATCAGTTTTGCACACATTTTGATTGCTTCGTCCAGCTTGTTGCCGCCTAACTTTGCGGATATTTCTCCAAACGCTTCAATTTCGCCCTTTGTGGGTGGCATGACAAAAATCGTGGTATGCTTTTCATCAGCCAGCTCAATGCGCAGGCTTGGTTTTTGCATTTTATTGAAATTCAACGTCTTTGGCATTTTTACACCTCCAAAAAAACAGCCCACTGAAAATCTCAGCAGGCTGTGTATTTGTGTTGCTTATGTGGCGCTTATTGACTTATCCTCTTCGATGTAGGTAATCAGCGTTCCCTCGCTGTCGCTTGGCAGTGCTTTGAACTCAGCGTCAATAACGCTTTCCTTGTCCTTTGCAAATGCCAGTTCGATACCACTCTGATTGTTGCCCACGATCATGACCCAAATATCTCCGTCAACTGCGTCAACGTGGTGGAAACACAGGACATACCTCTTGCGACGCATATTCTTCAGACCACCAATCTTGACAGTTCTGCGCTTCTTGCTGGTATCTTCTGTAACTCTTGCAGTATCGCAGAGAACATCAAGGGTATTGCCGTTGAATACCATAATGCCAGTTTTCAGTGTAGCCTCTTCCTCGGTGATGATTGTCTTCTGATGTGTGCCGTCATCATCACTTGCGGTGTAGAATGTAGGTTTATATGACAGGGTTGCGCCACCCTGAATATAGCCCAGTACATTGGCTTCGGTGCAGATAGTATCAACATCTGGCACTGTTTCACCGCTGAAATCCTGATAGTAGATATAGCCGCTTCCAAGAATGATATTGCTTGGAGCTTTCTTTGTTTCAGCCATTTTAATTCCTCCTTTTTAGATTTGTGATTTATGTATGAATAATTTTTCAACAGATTTTGGGCGTTTGTTATTACTATTTAACGTCCTTAAAATTTCTTTTTGCCAAACGCAAACAAAATCGTCAGGTGCTTGCAGTTCCGAAATAAACACTGTGTTCTTCTCACTGATTTTTCTCATGTATTTCCAAAATTCAGAACTGTCAAATTCGCCTGTTGAATAGCCTGTAACGCCAACATATGGTGGGTCAGCGTATACTATAGACCCGTTAGGAATGTCAACACTGCGATAATCGGTACAGGTAAATTTTGCTGCTTTAAGATTTTCAATATCTCGCATTATAGCATTCCTACCTTGCTTGGCATAATTGTCACCCCTTTTGTTTCGGGCATAGCTGCTAAACCATTCCGCACCAAACGAACACCCAAAACCCACAAAGCCAGTCAACGCCTTATCTTCGTCCTTATGCTCACGAATATATCTATATTGTTCCTCGGATATATTTTCGGGCAAGTCATAGCCGTTTTGTAATGCCTGATACATAGCTATCAGATACGGGTGCAGGTCATTGCATATAACATTTTCAAAATGTGGTGCTAATTTTGTTTCGATTGCACAGCCGCCGCAGAACAAACTTACAAACGTCTTAACATTTTCTTTTTTTTGTAAAATAAGTTCTGAGATAGGTTTTGCAATTTTGCATTTACCGCCTAAATATTGCATTGTTTCTTTCCTTACTTCAAGTAATTGGTAAATGAATATCTTATCTGATATTCCTTGCTGTCTTCAATCCAGCTTTCAGACTTTTCCAAATCAAAATCCGCAAACTGCTTTTCAACAGCCGTTTCTAACTCAACGTCGATTTTTCTAGTGTACAATTCAATGACTATCGTCTGCTCTCGCAGGCTTGCGGGGTGCATATCGTCTCCGCTGTCTATGGTGCTTTCACGATAAAACACGCAGTAGGGCGTTTTCATTTCATCACGTGATGAATAGTATGCGACTTTGTCTTTCAGTTCGTCGATAGCCGTTAATCGTGAACGTATATCAGCCAATGTCAGATTCATTTCTTCAACCTCGCTTCTATCAACTCAGGCAGTGTCTTTTGTGCATATTCTTCAACAGGTTTGATATGCACAAATGCCTTTACTCTGCCCTTGCCGCCTTTCTTTGCGTGACCATGCTCCAGCAGATGTGTCAGGTAGTAGTATTTTTTGTTTCGCACAACAACACGTTTGTTGCCCGACTTAGCGTATACTGTTTCGGCTTTCCAACTCTCGGCATACTTGCCTGTTCGGCGTGGTGATGTGGTTTTCAGCTTTTCAACACACTGGTCTGCGACCTCGTCGATACAGCCGTCAACTATCTTTGCGGTTTCTTCGCTGTATTCTTTCAGGTCATCAGCGACCTGTTTCGCCAGTTTGCTGACATCAATTTCAACCGATTTCATCAGCTATCACCGCCGAAACGTTCAGCCGTCAGTTCAATGGCCGTTCCTGCGACATATGTGCGTATGATACGATACTCCCGACCGTTGTAGAATAGCATATCTTCATCGTCATAGTCATAGTAATCTGCCATTTTGATTTTCAGCGTAGGTTGAAACCCTGCTTGTGCGGCACTGTAAAATTCAGACCGTGAAATTGATGATATTTGGCAAAATACCTCTTTGGCATTCTCCCAATCAACGACCTTTTCTTGATTTCCTATTTCGTCTGAAACTATCTTTGCTTTGGCAATTTTTACAACATCATTAAACATTGTTAAATCCCCTCCGTGTAGTCTTCGTTCAGACTTAGTGCGTCTCGCAGACGCTCGTAGTTCTTGCGGAAATCCTCACCCTTGCCGTTGAAATCATACTGCCATTTGACATAGTTTTCGATAGCCTTTTTCAGAATTGCACTGCAATCATCAGCGTCAAAGGGAACGAACACGCCCACACGCTTCAAATCTTCCATGCAGGCGTCCACGTTTGACATAATGTCGCTATCTAGCTTGTTATGTGATATCCTCAACGAATTTTTCAAACTTTCAAGCATTCGTTATGCCCCCTTTATCATCATGATTACTTGCTTTTCTTGGTGAGTGTTACAAGGCTGTTCTTGTCGACGACCTTGCCGTCTACCAGCATAACCGCCTTTGTTACCTGGTCTTCGGTGTCATTATCCTCATATCTCTTGACTGTCATCTGGAGATTTGTGTTGAGGATATAGTCCTCAGGGCGGAAGAAGAATGCAACGATTGTATCAGCCGATACAGTGTCCGCATAAGCGTCGATATCGTCTGAGAACACAACAGGTGTGCCAAGGATTGATGGCTGCATATCGCCGTTAAGACCATAGTTGACCCTAGCGATAGGCTGCCCGTTTGTGTCCGTCAGTGCCTGAATGTCGCAGAATGTTGCATAGTTCATGAACATCTTAACGCCTGCTCTGTAGCCTGACGGAATCTTCTTCTTCATATCCCACAGGGTATCGTATGTAATGCCGTTTGCCAGTGCAACGTTCACATTCTGACCGTTGACAACAGTTTCTTTTGTGATGCCCTTTGGCTTGCCTGAGCCGTCGCCCTTGATGATTGCTGTCTCGATAGCGGCAATCATTGCGTCGGCTACCTGATTAGCAAATGTTGTCTCAAAGAAGTCGAGTGATACCACAGAAACTTCGAGCGACATGGAGATAGCACATCTCAGCTTGTAGTAGCTGAAAGTGATTGAACCGGTGGACTTCTTCTGCGTGTCAGAGCTTGCACCCTCAGCAACCCATGTTGCAACTGGCTTTGCACTTGAAGTAGGGATTGTCACGCCGCCCTTGATATTGGTCTTTGTAACCAGTGCATAGATCTGACCGTGTTCCTCCAGCTTTTCAACGATTCTCTGCATGGTTGTTGACGGAATAACAGCCGCAACGTCAGTGGTCTTTGTGGACTGTGCCTCGTTCGCAAACTTCGCAGGGATTGGTGTACCCTCGAGAACGTTGTGCATAAATGCAGTTCTGTACTCGATACTGTCATAGATATTTGATGTGTGTGTGATCGCATTCTCGCTCATCTTGTTTTCATTCCTTTCAATGATATTTTTCATAGTTTCTGACGCATGGTCCTTTGTCATAGCGTTCAGATTCGCCTGTGTCTTTGCCGCCTTTTCAGCGTCATTCATCAGCTTTTCGGCTTCTTCAAAATTGCCCTCGTCGATGAGAGCCTGAGCCTTGTCAAGCATTTCCTGTCTTGTCATTTTTATAACCCTCCTTTAGTTTGTCAAGCCTTGCCTGCGCCGTTATCTTTTTGTCAGCACGCTCAGCTTTCATCTTTTCGATTACGTTCTGCGGTATGATATCGCAGTAGGCCGCCACGAGCTGTGGCTTGACGTTCTTGCTTCCTGCGATTTCGTCTATCAACCCCAGCTCGACCGCTTCATCAGCCGTCAGCCATGTTTCCTTGTCCATGATTTCCAGTGCCTTTTCCTTTGTCATGCCTGATTTGGTTATGTAGGCATTTGCAATGGTTTCATTGGCTTTTTGCAAAATCTCTGACATTTTGTCCATGTCATGGTAATCACCTCTTGTCGCTGATGATACGTTATGCACCATAATTTGTGCCGTCGGTGATATATCTGACTTGCCTGCACACGCTATCACGCTTGCCGCACTTGCCGCCAGACCAACAACGTGTATTTTGACGTCGCCTGAATATTCACGGATTGCCGAATAGATTTCGGACGCCGCAAAAATATCACCACCGCCAGAGTTGATGTCAACCTCCAACAGCTCGCCTTTTTCAGCCGCCGCAGTTATACCCTTTGAAACCTTTGCAGGAGAAGTGGCGTCAATGTCGAAAAGGTCATAGATCCACTGGTCATCATTCGGAATGATAGTACCTTTGACGTTAATTTTCATCATTTTCACCTCCCTCACCGCTGTCTATCTTTGCCGTGTCTAGTCTGACATAGTACTGATCGCCCGAAGGAATGTCAGCCAGATTGAACACGCTTCGGATTTCGTTTGCGTTCATAATGCCTCTGTCGAAAAACTGCACCAGATTCAGCTTGGTTGACATTGACGCAGTACTCAGATTGAACGCTTCAAAAACTATCTTATTGCCATACCCTCTTTCGATACGGCTGAATAGTTTTCGTGTGAATTCGCCAGCCAGTTCCATTACCACTGGTTCTATCTCCGATTCGTAGTAGGCGTTGTATTGGTCTTCGGTGTAGTTCGACTGCACGATATTTGCGTTTGTGTTAAACAGCGAATAAATTCTCTGTGTGGTTTTTTCCATGACCGATGAATTCGGTACATAGTCTTTTGCGTCAACTTGCTTTGCGTCAGCTTTGCTGTCGACCGCCGCAACACCTGTGCCGTTCTGAACGCTCATGAACTGCTCGCTGAACTCCTGCGCTTGCTTTTTCAAATCTTCAGGGCGCAGGGAACTGGTGAACTTCAACAGCCAGCGAATAATTGACGAATTTTTAATAGCCTTGACAATGCCCTGATCTGTAGTTGTTACGATTTCCATTAGTGGCGTCAGCGTTTCGCTCAGCCGTTCGCCGAAAATATCGTCCTTGTAAAAATCGCTACGCAAATGAATGATATCTGCATACGGAAACGTATATCTTTGACCATTGAAAAATGTGAATTTCAAATACAAATCGTTGCCGATATATACGCATTCCGCACTGTCAGCAGGAATAGGATATAGTTCAGTAGGATAGCCGTTGCCGTCACGAATAATCAAGATAAATGCGTTGTTGTTCAAACACAACTGCGTTGCGACTTTTTCCAACATTTTCTGCATTGTCATGAACTCATTAGGTTCTTCCAACAACATTCGCATATATGGTTCAGGGTTTATCTCGATACTGCCGTCACCATTTCGACTATATGATTTTCTGATATGCTTTGCAGTCAGTTTTCCAATAGCCTTGACCTTTGGGCGAATGCAGGCACGCACCAAGTCCGACCGATAAACATTACCGTCCCAGCCATAGTAGCCGTTGCCGATTTCCGTCATCATCTTATATCGGGTCACTACCTGTGACCTGTTTTTAAAACGATTTATCAGACCCATTTTTTTCACCCCTTTCTGCCTGTAGTTGTTTATCATGGGAACATTCCCGACAAGTGAAATTCCTTAAAACATTTCCATGATTCTTTTTCTTGATAAACCTCATCATATCTTGCCTGAATGCCGTCAAGTGTCATAGCTATTTCTTGCTGATACTTCACTTCGGGATAGTACGTCACTTGCATGAATTTGAAGATATCAGGATTGATGTTCATACCGCTCTGATATCGTGTCAAAAACGCTTCCATTTCATATTCCAAGATATAGAAAAGATATCTCGTTCCCATGCTCTTGTCTTTCGGTTGAAACACGCCATATTTAGTTTCTAGCTCTGAGTTCTCACACAGATATCTTACTTTTCCGTCCGTGGCAGATAGCTGAATATAGACAGTGCCAGCTTCGTACACTTTACCCTTTTTCACTCGTTCAAATGTCACCAGGTCAAGCAATGGCTTGCGGTCTTTCTTGGCATGGGAAATAATATAGTCGGTGCGGTTTTCAAGATTTTTCATTTCAAGCCATGTTGCCATGGTTTCACCGACAATGTCTTGCTCAGTGAAGAATTTCAAAAAATCGTCCTTGACCTGACTGTATTCATCATCACCGCAAAGGTCTTTTAATATCGCCATGAGGTCATTCGTTGCCTTATGCACTTCAAGCTCACTTTGTATCAGCTCTTTGCAGATGTCTTTTAAAGGTGGAAGTTCCTCCTTTTCAAACGTGTCAACGTAGCGTGGAACGTTCAAGATGTAATCATTCTTAGCAACTTCTTCGTAGCTTACCACGTTTGAGAATTTTTCAACAACACTTCGGTTGTGATATGTATCGGCTATTTTCTGAATATGTTCGTCCGTCATGACGTTCTGCTTGCCGTGCTTCTCAAAAAGTTTTTCGGCACTGATAAACAGAATATCTTTCGTTTGCTTATTTTTGCTAAACACGATAACATTGACAGGTATGCTGGTATTCAGGAACATATTTTCAGGCAATGAAATAACTGCGTCTATCAAATTATTTTCTATGAGTTGCTTGCGGATCCTGCCCTCTGCGTTTCCTCGAAAGAGGACACCTGCAGGCAGGATATAAAATGCCTTGCCTACGTCAGACAGCCGTGATAAGCCGTCAAGCACAAACGCATAGTCACTAGCTTTAGCAGGCGCAAGGTCATAGCCCTCAAAGCGTGGGTCTGACTTTGGCTCCCATTTCAGTGAATAAGGTGGGTTTGATATAACAACGTCCGTTGCGTTTTCCTCATATGTGTCAACAACTTCTATATCGCTGAACTCGTCTGCTTTACTCAACTTATAGACCTTCTGCACTTCGTCGAGCAGGACGTTTTTTTGCAGAACCACAGCATTCTTATTTCTCAACGCAAGATTGAGAAGTAGCACAGGGATACTCATCTGCGATAATTCTTCGCATTGAAAGAAACTATCCCTATCAATTCCAACTGACAACGCTCCAGTTCCTGCACATATATCGATTATCTTTTCTGACTTTGGCGCAAGATTAGAAATCAACTTGCACAGACAATTGGGCGTATAATCCTGCTTTAGATTATTGCGGTTTGCGTTATTCTCTTGAAAATAGTCACGCAGGCAGTCGTTATTGCCGTTGAAACCTTGCTTGACAAATTCCTTACATAGCTTGTCCTTTTCAGCTTTGTCAAGAAGCTTAGCGAGAAGTGCCTGCGGAAGTTCAAAGCTTTCTTTTATGCCAAATAGATTGTTAATTACTTCGGTTGTCACCTTTATCTCCTTATATCAAACTCTCAAATTCTTCCTGTCGGTTATAATAGACCACATATGCGTCCAATAACGCCGCAAGTCCGTCTATTCTCTGCGTTCGGTCAGATTTCTTGCACGGCTGAATGTTGCCGTTGACATCTGTCTTTACAGCCGTATTCAGAAAACACCATTTGTCAATCGGATTGTTGCCGTAAACAATGTTGTGTCGCTGAAATTCAGCTTTCAAATTCTTCATCGGGTCAGACAACGTGATAACGCCCTGACGCACAGGTACTAAAACGCCCTTGCCAAACTCTTCTTCAAACGCTTTTATCAGTTCGTCCGAAACGTGCCAAGGGTCATAGCCGATAGCCAACGGATAAATATCTTCTTTATCTCTCAGTTCCAAAAACCAGTCTAGGATAACACGCTTGTTGACCTTGTTTCCCTCACACGTCCTCAGCAGACCTTGTGATTTCCACAATTCATATGGCACACTATCTCGTCCGCGCCTATCACCCTTTTCAGCGTCAGCGTCAAGAACGGCTTGCGGTATCCAGTACATAGATTTTATATACAACCTATCATCATCAGGCTTTTTGCAGATAGCCTTTGCGGCGTTCAGGTCTATATAATCAGCGGCGTCAAAACCGCCGATAAAATATCTGAACGGATAGTCCACGACAGTTTCTTCATTGTTCAGCTCGTCCCATGTCAGCCAGCCGCTTTCGGTATTCTGCGGAAGGTTAAAATCTTTGACCATAACTGTTGCTTTGAAACTCGGGTCATCTTTGGCTTTCTGCACCATTTGGCGCAGATAGTCTATTGATTTTATCGTGCCCAGTCCAGGATTTGCTTTTATCCAACATTCTTCCTTATCCCATTCGTCGGGGCTATCCAGTTCGTTGATAAACGGCAGAAACCTTTTGTTGATTTCCGTCAGCCGTCCGTATAGCAGATTACTCGCATATTCGTATTGGGCGTCAAAGATACCGCCACGGACAAAGCCGTTTGTGGTAATGCAAAATAAAATGGGTTGCTGTCTAGCACCCATTGCTTGTTTTATCAAATCATATAGATCTCGGTTCTTGATTGCCGCCAATTCGTCGATAACACCGCAGTGAACGTCCAATCCGTCAAGGCTGTTTGAGTTGCTTGCAAGGGCTTTTATAAATCCCATGTTCAATGGGAAATACAAATCGGCTGCACGTTTGCGAATATGCTTGCTCAGCAGCGGCGATTGTTTTATCATTTTGTAGCAGGCGTTGAAACCCAGTTTTGCCTGATCTAGCATTGTGGCGACGTTATATATCTGCGGTGAACCCTCTCCGTCATTGACTAGCATATCATTTTCGACCGCCGCAATTTCTGTTGTCTTACCGTTCTTTCGCCCTTCAATTATTAAACATTCGTTATACTGGCGTAGGTTGTTATCGTCAACAAAGCCGAATAATGCTTGCAGTCTCGCTTTTTGAAACAACTCTAGCTTCAACGGCTGACCTAGTTTTCCAGACGGCAGCTTACAGAATTTTTCTATAAAATCCGTGTGCCGTGTTGCAATAGCTTCGTCAAAATGAAATTCATCAGGGCTTGCAAATCTGTTCAGCAGCATTTCGGAAACCTTTTTCATTTTTTCACAAGCAACGATATTTCCGTCATAAATGCCAGTAAAATATTTTTCAAACTCCGTCAACGCTTTGCACCGCCCAGAAATTCCAACAGTTCGTCGCCCTCAGACTTCTGCAGGCTGTCGAGAATAATGTCTTCAACGGTCTTTGCCATTGCATTGTATTTTCCGATTAATGTCGCATACGCCTTGCTTGCAGGGTGCTCTGTCTTGACAGTAAAACCATTGCCGTTTGTCGCTTCGATGATTGCACCCTCTGCTTTTATTTTTTTCTGGTACTCACTCAGCAGATTTTCCATGTACTCCAGCTGATCTAGCAGCTTTATACCCAGCTCTCTCTTAGCCGGTTCACAACTATCCACAGCTTTTCGCAACTCGCTCAAATTCTTCTTGATTTTTGCCATTGTCAGATTACACCCCCTTATGTGATTTTATCGTGCGTAAAAAATGACCTTTGCCCCCTCGGTATCTTAGGAAAAATTTCATTCCAAATTTGAGGGGGGTATGGGCATACCCGATGCGTCAAATTCACATTTTGTTAATTTTTTAGGCGATTTTTGGTAGAAATGACCCTCGAAGTTATCATGACATTTTTTGCATACGAATTCGAGGTTAGCATGATTTAATGATACCTCAGGGTCACGAATGTTCGCTGGTGTCAGCAATGTTCGGTGATGAACGATATATCCAGCACGTTCATGACATTCTTCGCAAAGACCGCCGTCGATTAATATGCGTTTGTCGATGTAAGATTGGCGACACTTCTTCCATGCCGCTGAGCGGTAAAAGGAATATGCAAAGTCTTTCATAGTGCCGCCCCCATAAAATAAAAATGCCACACGTGGGACACATTGCTAAGAGGTATGTGTGGCTGATTGGTATCGGTGTCAACACCATCGCAGTATCGACCGATATATCCGCCATAGCTAATGCCATAGCGGAAGTCAGGAGATCTAAAACAAAAAGAAGTAAAAAACATGGAGCAGGTTAAGTGATGGCGCACCGCCCCTGCACATTGCCTGAGGGCTAGCCACTCAGGCGTAAAGTATAAGGTTGGCTTTTATTGAGGAGATAGCCAACTGACCTTTCGCCCTATCGGGCTATTATACAGTATAGCAGATTAATAACTGCATTTCACTGCATTTCACTGCATTCTTTTGGAACAACAATATGTTTCAGGGCTTCACCGTGAATTTTATAAATCGTGCGTTCTGAGTAGTTCATATAGTCAGTGATCCCCATTATGTATTCACCGTTTTCTTTGTTGAATTTTCCCACCCAGCGCTGATAAAAGAGATACCGCCTTTCAAGGACTTCTCGCTGGTCTGCGTCTGCCACTGCGTCAATGGATTGTTCAATTTGCAAACGTTTGTCAATCAGTATCAGTGCCAGTTCCTGCTGTCTGCGTTCGTATTCTGCTATGCGTTCTATGGTGCTTGACATCTTGTCGCCATTGCAACTACCATGACTAGCACCTGTATTTTCGTATGAAATACCAGCATATTCTAGTTGTGACCACAGCTTCTTGACTTTGTTTTCAATGATTTTCACACGCCTCTCGATTTTATAGGCATTCTGCAAATATTCTTTTGCTGTCATTTCAACCGCCTTTCTGCACCCTGTCAGTCATTTCCGTTGATATCAGTTCCGACAGGTCAATGCCGTATGTCTCTTTCAGATAACTGGCGTTGTTATCGTTATCGAATTCAGCCGTGTCCATGATGTCAAACGTGCTATTTACTGCGTCGATAAATGCACGCAGGCGTTTGCCTTTCCAGCCGTACCACTTATCTAGCGTCCACAAAACAGTCGCCATTATCTGTTCCGTGATATCCTGCATTATCTCGCCTTGCAGTTCGCTATATCTTTTCTGCATTTCCTTTGCGACCTCTTTCTTGATGTCGCTTTGTCTGACGATGTTCGTTCGTGCTTTCATGGCATTTCACCAGCTTTCAGAAATTCAGGGGTGTCAAAAACATTTCCGATAATTTCGCACATATAAAAATCGCTAGGGCATATGTTTGACGTGTCACTTTCTCCGAAGAATCCAGTCTCAGGGTCAAACTTAATTTCAAAAACCTTTTTGTCAATATGTTTTGAAATATTTCTGTTGCACAGACAGAGATCCCCCTCAAAAATTTTGTTGCCGTTCATGTCTGTCAGACCTGTGTACTGACCGACAGTTTCAGGGTCAACCACATGCGTTGTCATAATCGTATCGACAAACTGCTTGCAGTCGCCGTTCTCAATTTCCAAATTTCTGCAAACAAGATGTTCGAGATTAACACCTTCGTCTTTGAAATATGGACGCTTTTTGCAAACGTAATAGCCACTGACCCACTCGCCATTGTCAGTGCGTTTCCCTCTGAATAATATTTCACGCATTGTCTTCATCACTCCTTTTCTCCCACGCATAGCATTTGTTCTTTCTGTTCACTATGAAAAATTTGATATTTGCGACATCACTTCGCTTTTCGCAAAAAGCATATATTGCCTTGTCATGCTGAGGACCGAATCCTATTGCGTGTTTGCAATTTGAACATGTTTTATTCATTGTTATCACCGTCCATTTTTGCACCACAGTCAGGGCAGTAATCAAATAATTTATCGCTCTCACAATGACAAACACTACACATAAAATCTGCAACATGATATCCTGGTTCTTGATTTTCCCATTCTCCATGTTTGACCTCCTGCACGTCTGCGGTAGGCTGTTCGTTGATTATATCGGAAATGCTGCTGTTATCACCCAGAATGCCTGTTATGCCCTTTTCGTATATCGGCATACACGCCGCTGATAGTTCGTTAATCAGATTGTCTGCATCGATGTATCTTGCCATTGTTATACCTCCTAAAAAGTTACCGTCACATTTAACACTGCCGCTGCTAACCAGTAGACGGCCTTTTTGTAGTCTTTCTGCACAGCATATATAACTGCCGCTCCCACGTCTAGCAAAATCAGCAACAATGGGAATATGTATTCGGGTTTGATTTTTGTCATGCCTTGCCACCTCCAAATGTAAACGGAGCATGTAGTCCGATTTTTGCTTCTTTCGCAACCGCTCTTGCTTTCTCAAGCCATTTGCATGATTCGTCATAGTATTTCTGGCATAGCTTGTGACCCTCGATTGCAGGTTTTCCACAGAGATAGCAACGATGTTCTTCTACCCATAGCCATCGTGGGTCCGTTGTATTTTTCAGCTTTTTTAGATGTTTCTTTCGATTCTTCTTGTTTGCGCATTTCTGACAGAAAACTTTGCCCGGAACTGCGGGCTTGCCACAACTTACGCATAACCCTTGTTCTTTATAGTGATAATATCTCTCGCGATTTTTCTGATATATCTCATCTCTGTTCCTGTCAATGCGTTTTTCCTGGTATTCACGATACTTCGCACGGCATTCGTGACAGTACACATGATTGCCGACAGGTTTATTTACCCTGCAAAATGGGCATATATGATGTTCTTTGTACCAACTGTAATATTCATTTTTCATCTGGCAGTACCTCTTCCAATTTGTCGAGACCACCATAAATATACAACACAAGAGCGTCAATAACTACGAAATTAATGTATGTCCCCAATTCGTCGAAATCAATGCAATCTTTGGCACCATCTTTTCGCTGACCTGCATTTTTCTGCGTCAACGCTATGCGGATATTTTCGCAGTGTTCACGCAATAGCTGTACGTCCTGCTTGGTACATTCGCATTGCTTTCTCAACTTCAGAAAATTCCACATAGCGTCCAACTGACCGCCGTCAAGCTTTGCTAGCCTTTCTTTGTTTGTCACTTTTACCCCTCCTCACTTCCCCATTGTTCAGCCATTGCTTGTGCTATGCCTGAAAATGTTTTGGATTTTGTCTTGCTGTCACGAAATGGCATTCCACAGTTTGTGCGTGCAGTGCCGTCCGACTTTTTGCTACCGCCTGATACCCATGAACATATGGGTTTAACAACATTTGTCGGTACCAATTTAGGCAGATTTTTCAACCACAAACACGTTTTTTTACTGTATGGGTGTCCGTATTCATATGGCTGTATAGTCTGCGTATATTTCGGCAACCGATATACACCAGACGGTATAGGGTTTTCAACAGCTATTCTTTCAACAGGTGCATGAATGAACTTTTGGAAAAATTCTTTTGCGTCTTGTCCCTTTTCGAATCTTTCAAGATCAATGTAGCTTTTTCCATTAATTTTTTTGTACAGCCGTGCTGCCCCTGCGTTGCTGAGATATGTACACGGCGGATGAGCTATCAGCAAATCCCATTTGTCTACCGTATGTGTCTGTCCGTCACAAGTGGTAAAATCTGCATTGCCGTTGATAACAGCCAGAGCGTCGCCTAAGATATGCCATTCAGGGTGGCCGCCTGAACACGTCTGAATGTCGCAGCTGTATGCTTCGTGACCTTTTGTACGAAATGCCTTGCAGACCTCTTGCGACATTTCGCAGGCTACTAATACCTTCATTTTACCCCTCCTCAAACTCAGGGCACTCCGTCACAGTGTATGACTGCAACGTGCCTTTCTGTCCCTTATAAACCCTATGACAGTGCGTCTTCCAACCACGCACAGGCTGTCTGTCTATCGACCAACTGCACCCTGTTATCTGCTCACCTGTCAGCTTGTCGCTCTTTGGCACTGCGTGTTTGCAGTACCAGCAGAGTGTTGTAGCAGCACTGCATTTCACAGCCGCTATCTTGTCCTTGAACTCTTCGCAGATAGGGTGCTGATAGTTGACTACTCTCGGGCAAAGTCCCTGTCTCACACCATATTTACACAGCCCATATTTTCCGTTCTTTCTGCCGCAGTTGTCAGGTGACTTCTCGAAATATTTGCAGCTGGTGCAGAATTTATTGTTACCCATGCTCTTCGTCCTCCTCATACGGATCTAGCCCCGACAGCACATCAAACATATGCTTGATAAATTCTATCAGCTCTTCACGGCTCTTCTTTTCAAATTCCGCATAAGGTCTGATGAATTTTTCCATTTCTCGCATAACACGAATGCTGTCATTGAATGCTGCTATCACGTTCTCGTTAGGTTCGCTCTGCTTTATCTGCTTGTCCAGCTTCTGCGTCAATGCGCTCTTGGCTTTTGCTGCTTGCTCCGCAGGAATGTTGTTCAGTGTGGCGGTTTTGTACAGATAGTACATAGCCAACCAGTATATCTCATCAAAAATGTTGCTATCGTTCGGTAGTTCTTCACCACGATATGCCAGCTTGTCGATTTCTGACCTCTCCATGCTTTTTCACTCCTCTTTTCTTGATTTTAAAATGGCGGTAAATCTTCGTCTTCGGCCGTGTCAACATCTTTGAAGCAGCCGTAGATCCTGCCCCATTCAGCATTGTTACAGCCGATACGTTTACAAATCTGGCTGTAGGCGACCTTGATATTGTCCGCCACGTTGCCTGTCAATCGGTTTTTTACAATGGCGATTTTGCTTTGAAAATCGTCCTTGTCGTCGTCGTTATTTTTGCTATATGTTAAAACCAAATCAACCCTATTTGTGATATCACCCGAACCGCTGACACTATCCGCATTCAGTTCAATGCCGTCTGCGGTTTTGCGTGGGTGCGCTATCAGTATGATAGCAACGTTATATTTGACCGCTATGTATTTAACTGCGTTTACAAAATCTGACTGCGCCCGATACAGTTCTTTGCTGAGGTCAACATCCAATGCCGTCATGAGGTTATCAATCAATATCAGTTTGACGTTAAATCTGCGGATAGCCGTTTCAATCGTACCCAGCAATGATATTTTTCCGTCACGTTTTGCATTATCGCCGTCAAGTTTGATTTCAGCCGTTACAGCCGTGTTATCAAATATGTACGCCCTATCATCATACCAGCGGTTGATTTTATCGACCACATCATCAGGAATGTCATAGGTCTCGTCACCATATTCGTTGACCGAACGCAAGACGTTTTGTTTTCCTGCAATCTGGAGATCCAGCCAGCGTTTGAAATGATAGTCTGGCAATTCGCCCGAATAGACGAAAATTGAATACGGATTGCCGTCAAGGTCTGATTGGTCTAGTGCATTTGCAATTATCTGTGACGCCAGCGTTGATTTACCCTCACCACGCTTGCCTGTGATAACTACTACCTGCCCCATATAGATACCGCCGATATATCGGTCAACATCGTATATGCCAGTTTTGATATGCTCCTGCTTATCCAGATTGACCGCTTTGACCTGCGACAGTTTTTTGACAGCCGTGACAGGTATTTCTTCGGCGTTATTCACAGCGTCGCATATCGCTTTACAGCCGTATTTCTGTAGGATTGCATTTGCGTCCTTTTCGCCCAAATAGTCTTGCGCCCTAACGACTTTCAGTTTCTTGTGTGGGAATGACGTTGTGAACTGGTCAACCAGTGTTACGTGGCCGTGTTCGTGGTCTCCGAAAATTACAATTTCGTCGAAACTGTCAACAAAATCATAGCAGAACGGCACCCATGTTTTATTGCTCTGACCGCCTGGCACAGATACTGCATTATCTATCTGACAATCTGCCACCGACAGACTATCTATCTGCCCCTCTGTGACTATCAGCCTATCATGCTTTTCCGTACATCGGTTCATGCCGAACAGTATCGGTTTTGTGTTCTTTTCAAACCACTCTTTTTGATTGTCTCTGCCCTTGACAAAATCTGTCTTGCGGTATTTGACCGACGTCAACACGTTATTTTCATCAAAAAATGGAAACATTAGCAGATTATCACGCTTATCACCGACAGTGATGTTGTATTTTCGTGTGGTGATCTCTGAAATTCCCCTCGACCGCAGATATTCAACCGCCTTGTCACGGGTGACTATTTTCACTGGCGGTAACGTGCGGTATTTTTTTTTCTGCTCATCGTCAAATTCCAACGGATAGTTGAAATCTCTTGCAAGCTGCACAAAATGACCTGTCATTCCACAACTGCTACGGAAACACTTGAACGCTCCTGTATCAAGATTTACAGAAAATGTATCTTTGTCATGACCGCCCCCATTGCAGTATGGGCAGTATTTGAAATACAGTTCACGTCCCTTGCGGTGCGTTTCTGCATTTAGTGCCACAGCCAGACCGACCACATCATCATCACGCATTGTATATCCCATGTTTTTTCACCTCACTCAAAAATCTGTCCTGCCTGGATTGTCCGTCCGCCTGCCATTTGTGTGCGCTGCGGGAGCAGCATATATTTCTTTATCTTTCTTATCTTTCTTTATCTTTCTTCCATTGTTGTTAGCCGTTTGTTGGTTGTTTGTTAGCTGTTTGTTAGCCGTTTGTTGGTTTGTTTGTTGGTTGTCCTGATACATATTGTAGTTTACTATCGTAAACACAGTGTATTTGCTAGTTGATTGGCGTGTTACTTCGCCTGTTGAAATTAGGTGATTTAATGCAGTTCTTACGTTCTGCACTGACATTTGTGTTTCAGCCGCCAATGATTGATAGCTTGCGACCCTCTGCCCACGTTTAACAGTTATGTTTTCAAACGGCTTTGGCTCATAATTTGCGGTTATGATTAAATGAAAAAACAATTTGAACGTATTGACATCATGATACCAACGCCAGTTTGCTATTTTTCTGTCGAATTTTACAAAACCATTTTCCAGCATTTAATCACCGTCCAATTTTTGAAGATAATCTCGCAAAGCGTAGTATAGTATCGCTTTTATCAGTGTGCCGCTTTCTTGCTTTCGGCACGCTATAATCGTGATGTTATATCGTGCCTGCCATGAACAGAACGTTGCCAGTAGTGCCTTTGGTGGCATTTTACTGCGATAGTTGTGTAGCAGGATATTTTCCCACAGTCTATCATCTTCGACCATTAAAAACACTTTTGCATGGTCTTCAACCGAACGCTTGAATTCACGGTCAAAACGCTCTCGCCCCTTCGTGAAATTTCCCACGATTTCGTCCAAATTTGCCTTGCGCTCAATAACAACGCTCTGAGCAAGGCTTACAGGCTCGTTACTAGGCTTTACGGCTTCACAGGTATAATCACCATAGTTTAACTTGTGCTGCGTATATGGCGTTTCTGTGGCTTTCAGAGCTTTTTCAATATGCCCCCACTTTTGCTCCCGGCTATCCACGATAACCGAGAACGTTTTAAGTGTGGCGTCAATGTCTATCGGGTGCATCAGAATGGTACTGCGTCATCGCCTACGTTGATTTCGACGAAATCTGACAGATTAGCATTCGGGTCAAAACTATCATTGCTGGCTGTTGACGGCTTGTTTTTTAGTTCCTCACGTTTTGGAATCGTGAAGTTGCCACTGCGGATATCATTCGCAGGTACAAAACGTTTGCACTGTGTGAACCAGCCTGTCTTGCCGTCCTTTTCCCACTCTTTTTCGTTGAAAAGAGCGCCCACAAGTTTGCCTTTCAGGACGTTCTCGTCCCAATCTCTTTCACAGTCGATATGTAGATTAGCATTTGAATTTTCAAACGCCTGTATCTGCGATTTGAAATAACCCAGTGACTTCTTGAACTTGGTTTCATCGCCCGTGTTATGCGGTATGCTCAGGCGCATTGAACCCTTCCACTTCTTGTTCTCCCACTCGTCAGGGGTAGCCTTATACAGCTTGTCAAAAAAGCCCTTGAACTCGCCCTCTGCGATGTCGAACTGAATCGCTAGCCTGCTACCCCAATCAGTGGGTTCAACTTTGACGTTGAGAATTTTCAACACATATCCACCTGGCTGGAGCTTTGGCAGCTCTGAAAAACTTGTTGCTTCTGCCTGCTTGTAACCTGTAATTCCTATCATTTACTTTTCCTCGCTTTCTATATCGTTTGGAGTTAAATTCCAATACTCTCTGATTTTGGTGTCTACGAATTTTAAATCATTTTCGATTTCATCGTCAAACATATCTTCGGGCGATTTCGCAGTAGAAATGCCTCTCGACTGCGTGATGAAATAGTGATGATTTTCGTCAGCCGTGCAGAACAGCACGATTGAAAACAGCCCTTCAACCGTCAGCTGATTATCCAGCATCTTGCCGATAGTTTTTGCTTTGTACTTGCCCCCGTCGGTTAGTTCGACGTGGTGCAAAAAGTACACGATTACGTCTGACGGCAGGTCATTTATAACAAATTCTATCAGCCGTTCAAAACTGACCGCCATATCGGTAAATTTACCGTACCCTAGTTCTTTTGCCTTGTCGAAACTATCGAACGCCATGAGATACTGGCTATCATCAATGGCAAATGCCTTTGATTTCGATTGCAGCATAGCCGCCTTTATCACATCATAACGGCTCTTGCCTTTGTTTGCCTTGACAAGTTTTGCTACTGAAAGCGTCGCAAGGCCATTGTTCTTGAACGGCAACGGCTTGCCAGCGACGTTAAAAATGCTTATTTCGCCTGGCTTAAAATTTTTGAGGGAACGGCTCTTGCCGCTGCCACTTTCTCCCTCGATTAGAACGGGTAGTCCCATGTTTTATTCCTCCTCTTTGATTTCCAGTGGGCATTGAGCGCCCACGAACGTGTCTGGTAAAAATACGATTTCGTCGGTCAGATTGCACCGACCAGAACGGCGGCTGAAAAATCTGCAGTACTTGCAGGCGGCGTATGTCACGCCTTTGCTGTCGACAGGGAATGCGGTTTCAACTACCGCATAACCCCTGACATATTTCTGAACGCCGTTGTCAAAACTAGCACTCATGATAGGTTCAGATCCTCCTCGTCATATTCAACCCCTGCCAGCGTGGCAAGTTCATAGATTGAAATATCGTCGTTTTGGTTGATTTCTTCAATCAAAATTTCACGGAAACAGTCCTTGCAGTAGTCCTTGCCCTCGTAGCAGAAAACATTTTCATTCGCAAGGTCTAACTGTTCTCTGCATTTGTCGCATTCGACCACTGTGTAATCACGGTCTCTGCCACAGCATCTGCACCCGTCAGGACAGCCGACGCAATCATTAGCCGTATAACGCATTTGGAACACCGCCTTTGTGCTTGAAAAATGCAATATTTTTGTACACGAAATACGATTCAGTTTTGGTTTCCAACACCTCAGCACCGACTTCTTTTGCTACGGCATGAATGTCAGGTGGAAATATCTGAACGCCCAATATCATTCTGCCAGGTGTCCACACGCCACCTGTCATTATGGGATAGACGCCGTCGGTAGCAGTATTGTATACCTGCGTCTCTTTCATTTTTTGTTCCATGTCCGCCATGTCAACCATAGCGTCAAGCCTTTCTTTTACTGTCATGTTTTCGACCTCTCCTTTCCAATATTGTTGGCTCTGCTAGCTGAAAGTATCTGCATGGATAAAGCCTGCTACTTTCCCAGCAGCTTTTTAAGTGCTTGCAGTCAAGGCATGAGTAGTTAGTCACTCTGTTCACCTCTCAGCCTCCTGATGTTGTCCTTGAACGCCTCAATATATCCTGTCAGAAACTCGTTTGGATAATCGTCAAGAGCTATTTTCGCCATTTCCTCTATTCCTTCTTGACAAATGTCAAGCAATGTGCTATCATCAAGGTGTGTTGAATTGGTATCTTTTGATACCACCTCAGAGCTTGTGCCTGTTGCCGCAGGTGCAGGCTCGGTTTCTTTGAGGTAGTGCATAACAGCTTTGTTGATTTCAGGGTTTCCGGCGTTTCCGACGTAGCATTTCCCTTGCCTGTCAAGCGGACATTCTTTGCAGTTATGCGTCATGTAGCAGCATTCAAATGCCTTTATTGTTTCTTCTCTCGTCAGCATTCTTCTTCCTCCCACTCAAAGCGACCTTTACCGCTGTTACGCCACTGACCGATACCTCTCAGTCTGCCGTAGTCCAACCACTCACGCACGGCTGTTTCCATATCGTCTTTCAAAATCTGGATTGTGAATTCGACTGTCGCCCCTGCAGGAACTGTCTCAGAATGTGCCAGTGCAACACGTTCGCCCTGCGGTGTGCTTGCTCTGAGTGGCCTCTGGCATTCACCCATACCACCCTTGAATTCGTATGGGATTTTTCTTTCCTCAACGAAAACCAGTCCGTCGATTTCTTTCTTGTACGCCTTGATTTTTGAACTAGCCGTGCCTGATACCTTTTTCAAAACACCGCAAGCGTCCTTGAAAAATCCTTTGACCTGATAATCCCATAGAAATGGTGTGCCGTCTTCCAGTGTCGGGAATACCGTCATAGATTTTTCGACCACTTCCGCTACACCAAGTGCGGCTATCTCTTCCTCACGGCTCTTTGCGTCGGGTGCTTTTGACGCTATGTACTCGTCGTGGATTGTGGTTGTTGCGTTTGCCGTTCCCAAAATCTCTTCGGTGAACGTCAACTTTACTTTGATTTTTTTCATGCTCATGTCTTTTGACCTCCGTTAAACGTTAAATTTATTTTTTTCTTGCTTTTCGACGCCATACTGTGCCGAACTACGCCTTTGCTAGTCACTGCAGTTCCTTTGCTAATCACTGCTATGCCCTTGCGTCTCTATGCTTCTCAATGCCTTAGCAACGTGTTGCTCTGTCATGCCATAGCGTGTCAATTCTATGCCAGGCCTTTGCGTTTCACCGAATTGCATTTCCTTTGCATGACACCGCCAATCTGCGCCCTGCTATGCCCTAGCCTTTCGTTGCGTGTCAAAACCTAGCTTCGCCATTGCTGATCTAAACCTGTCTCTGCCTTTGCCTATCAAAACGGTGCTGTGCATACCTAGCCCTAGCTCTTCACCTCACAGCTTTGCCGTTGCTTATCGACGCTAGGCCGTTGCTTTGCCAGTCCTTGCTAGACCATGCCTCCGCCTCGCCTTTCAATGCTATTCCAGCGCGGTGCTTCGCCTTGCTATGCCGTTGCTCCATGCTATGCAAAACAGCGCCTTCGCATTTCGCAGTCGTTCACAGGTTCGCTTTGCCATAGCCAATGCTATTCATAGCAAATCCGTTGCATTGCAAATCTAAACTATGCCATCGCTGTTTTCGTCACGGCTATCATCATCATCACAGCTACTACGTTTCTGTTCCCATTTGTGCTGGTCTATAATACATGCTATGAACAGTATCACGGCATAGAAAACCGCCAGAATCACGATTGTTGCGCCTATTATGCAGGCTATGAATGTACTATCCGCCATTTTACCACCTGCCCTTTGTGGAAATCTCGACCTTGACAACAGGCTTTGAAGCTTCCTTGATCGCCTTCTCCAGTTCCTCACGGATTGCGGTTTCGGCTGTCTCCTTGATGTTTCGATACAGTCCGTAGATTGCCAATGCAAATAGCGCCGTACATAACGCTATTGCAGCCACGAATCTGATGATCTCCAGCGTTGTTATCAGCTCGCTCATCTTCTTGCACTCCTTTCTTTGCAGTACTCCGCAAAGATTTCTTCGGGGTTCGCCCCGATTATCCTGCAGTACGTTACGATTTGTTCAGCATTCATGGTGCCGAACTGCCGTTCCCACCTGCTCACGGCTGTCTGTGTCATGCTCAGCCGTTTTGCAATCTTTGCCTGCGTAATATTGTTATTGGCTCGGATAGACCTCAGCCGTTTGGATATCACGTCATTGGCGGTCATTTTCTTTGCAGGCATTGTTTTCACCCCCATTATTCGGCATGAACATCACGTGTAAGATAGTCCAGCGTAACGTTCAGCCATTTGGCTATCTGCAGAAGCACCGACGCTGGCATATCGTTTTTATCCTGCCACTTAGACCACGTTCTGCGGTCTATCTCAATAGTCTTTGCAAGGTCCTGCTGAGTTAGATGTCTGCGTCTCAGTTCACCATTGATGTTATCAAATATCGTTGTCTTTTCAGCCATTTGTTACACCTCCGTTTTCATTTTGAATTCTCGTACTCATTTTGAGTACATTATCATTATATACTCATTTTGGGTATTTGTCAACCCCAAATTGGGTACAAATATGTACAAATTTGAGATTATATTTTTGTACAAAATACTCATTTTGAAAATAATGCGCCCTATTTTCATTGACAAGTTCCCATAATGGGTATATAATATATAGTAGGAGGTGATAAGAATGTTTGACAACCGCCTGAAAAAACTGAGAATGGCAAAAGACCTCACGCAAGAGGAAGTTGCAAAAGCCTTAGGCTTGCCGAAAACAACCTACTGCAACTACGAACGTGATGAACGTGAGCCGTCAGCAATGACACTTTTGAAAATCTCAGCATACTTTGGCGTGTCCCTCGATTATCTTTGCGGAAACGAGAGCAAAAAAAATTCCCCGCCACCGCAAAGTGACGAGGAAGCCAAGATTATCGACGCATTAAAGGTTCTTGAAGATAGCGAAATCAAAGACCTTGACAAATATGTCGATTTTCTCCTATTCAAGAGAGGGCTGCTTTAAGCAGCTCTTTTCTTTTTCTGCTCTTATTTTTTCCCACAATTCGGGGTGCTGTAGTATGTAAATCTTGTGGGCTAGTTTTTTTTCAAATTCTGTTCGTTCTTCTTTCGTCATTATTTTCTCCTCCTATGATTTATAGAACATATGTTCGATAAGCCTATTATATATCATGTTATCACGGCTGTCAATACCCTTTTTATGTACTGTCCGAAAAATCGGACTGAAATAAAAAGACGTCAAAAAGTATTGCAAAATATGCGTTAAAATGCTATAATATACATGAAACACACATATATAGGCTATGTGTAAATCATAGCATTTTTATGTCATAAAATGCAAGCGTGTTTATAATATCGAACATTATTTGTTAAATTTGAACAAATCGTCAAGCCCACATTTTAGCGATTTTGCCAATAAGACAGCCGTTGAAATGCGTGGGTCAACATTATAATGTTCTATCTGGTCTATTTCGGAAAAGCTAACGCCTGACAGTTCGGACAGCTGGCGCAGTGTCAGACGCTGTGTGCGACGTATATCACGCAGATGTGTTTCGTATATCATATATATCACCTCAAGGGCTAGTATGTCCACAAGAGCCGTGAATATTAGAAAAGGGGTAGAAACCATGGGATTACGTTTTAGAAAATCAATCAAAATTGGCAACGGTGCGAAATTGAACATCAATAAAAAATCCGTCGGTTTGAGTGTCGGCGGAAAGGGCGCACGATACAGTGTCAACAGCTCAGGGCGACGCACAAAGTCTGTCGGTATACCAGGCACAGGGCTGTCATATGTATCAACGTCAGGAGGCAGGAAGCCGTCAAGCCATAGTTCTCACGGCCGTAAAGCAGGAGGTACGTCAAAAGGCGGTTGCCTACTGGTGATAATCATTTTCTGTGCTATATCGGTCATAGTCTACGGAATAGCGCACCTATTCGGCTATAGGCGACCGACAAAGGTTGAATGGACTAATGACAACTATTCTATCGCACTGAATGACTATAATCGTGACTATAGCCACATAATCTATTTGCGAATCACAGGTGAAACCGACGCAGAGGACGTTGATCCGAAAGATATAAAAATTGAAATCAGCAATCCTGACGTTTGTCAGTTAGAATATGATGATAGCGGTGCATATGTCACCTATGACGTGAAACCCCTAAAAGACGGCTTTGCAGACGTGACCGCTACATATGATGGTGTGACATCTGACCCTATAACAATCACAGTTGACATGGGTGAAAAAGTCACTACTACCACCACAACAACTACTACCACCGCAGAGCCTGAAACCACCACCGAAGCGCCCCCTGTGACAACTACCGCACAGGATCCAGCCGAAACGATAGTATATATCACGGCTTCGGGCGACAAGTATCACAACAAATCATGCAGATACTATGATGATACCTGCACGCCAATGACCCTGCAGGACGCACAGAACGCAGGCTACACGCCTTGCAGGGTGTGTGGTGGATAAACATACCACAATAAAAAATGCCCCCACAGAGCGACCTGTGAGGGCGTGCACAACCGACCTAGCAAGAGATGATACTAAAATAGTAGGAAGTACCCTATTATTTTATCATAAATTGAAAACATTGTCAAGATAATAGGAGGAATTTAACATGGCAACAGCAAAAAGACTGCCGAGCGGAAGTTATCGTGTGAGAGTGTACGATAAAAACACCGGTAAATACAAATCTTTCACGGCCGAAACGAAAAAAGCCGCCGAGCTTGCGGCGGCGGAATGGCTGATAAAATGTCAGGACGAAGAAAACCAGCAAATAACATTCCAGGCCGCAGCTGAAGAATATATCAAAATAAAAACGCCTGTGCTATCACCCACCACGATACACGGCTATCAGACTATCCTGCGCAACAATGTTGACAGGCTGAAAAATATTCCAATCGACGAGGTTACGCCGCAGCTAGTGCAGGACTGGGTAAACGGTTTGACCGTTGATAAATCGCCGAAAACTGTTCATAACATCTATGGTTTTTTTACAGCTGTTATGTCATACTATGACGTGGATATACGGCTAGGAAAAATTCGTTTGCCGTCCAAAACGAAAAAATTTAAAATTCTGCCTGATGTTGAAACCGTAGTGGACCTGTTCCGTGGGTCAGATATAGAAATTCCTGTGCTGTTGGCTGTATGGGGCGGTATGCGTATGTCGGAAATACTGGGTATCCGTCGCAAGGACCTATGTGGTGATGTGTTGACACTGTCGCAGGTACGTGTCACAGTTGGCAAGGAAATAATTGACAAAGAGCAGGCTAAGACCTACAACAGTCGCCGACAGCTACGGCTAGGGCAGCCGATAGTAAATCTAATAGACAGCCTAAACTTGCAACCTGATGATTATGTTGTGACCTACACCCGAAAACAGGTGTACGGCCGTTTTGTCAAAACAATGCGATCGGCAGGCTATCAGATCACATTTCACGATCTACGCCACATCAACGCCAGCGTTATGGCGAAACTAAATATCCCTGATGTATACGCTATGGAACGTGGCGGCTGGAGTAACACCAGCACATTGAAATCGGTATATCAGCAAACGTTTGATACAGACCGCCAGCGTATTGACCAAACCATTGATGATTATTTTCAGGACATATATGACACGAAATATGACATGAAAAATGTAAAACAGCGTAAAAACGTAGTTTGAATAACTTTTGCCGTGGGTTCAAGTCCCGTCACCTCGACCAGTCACTCGCCGTGACGGGCATTGTCCGTCATGGCTTTTTTTATTATTAGAACTTAACGCCGCAGGGGGAGTTTTTGTATTACCTAAAAAAAGTAGGGTCATGCTTTGATGGATCAAAAAGCGTAACTCTTTTTATTTTGGTCGAAACGCAGGCTTGAACCCACTGGTCAACGTCCCGTCGCCTCGACCAGTCACTCGCCGTGACGGGCATCGTCCGTCATGGCTTTTTTATTATCAGAACTTAACGCCGCAGGGGGAGTTTTGTATTACCTAAACAAGTAGGGTTATGCTTTGAGGAGGAGAACCCCATAAAAGTACACCCAAATATTAT